TACGCCCCAGGCTACCGCCAAGGTCGTGACGGGGCAGGTCGTGCCATTCGTTCCGCAGCAACCACGAGTTGAGATCCCCGCCGACATGCCCGGGCCGAAGGACCAGACCTGCAAGACGTTCAAAGTCTGGGCCAACTACGCCATGGCCTACCGTAAACGCTACCACGCCTGGCCGGTATGGAACGCCAAGGCAGGCAAGCAGATGGCTTTGCTCGTCGACCGCCTCGGCGCCGGCGTAGCCCACCACGTCGCAGCCCACTTCTTGAAAACCAGCGACGCCGCTGTGCTGCGCAAGTGCCACAGCCTCAACGAACTGCTGGCCAACGCCGAGAGCTACCACACCCAATGGGTCACTGGGCAGCGCATCAACGGAACAACCGCCCGCCAGATGGAAAGGACCGAGGCAAACCTCTCCGCAGCCGAGCAGGCCGCCCAGATGGTTTTGGCCAAGCGCCAAGCAGGTGACCGCAATGAATACCTTTGAAATGAACGATCAGCAGGTTGCCGGACTGGCCGCCGCCATCTGCGCCACGGCCGAGGCCATGGGCCAGGAGATGAACCCCGGTACCGCCGCGATGATGGCCGAGGACCTGTGTGCCTACCCAGTGCCTGTCGTCAAGGCGGCGCTGACAGCTTGCCGCTTCGAAGTGAAGGGCAAGTTGGCAATGGCTGACATCCTGCAGCGCGTGCAGTCCTGCGATGGTCGTCCCGGAAAGGATGAGGCCTGGGCCATCGCCATGACCACCAACGACGAATTCGAAACCGTGGTGCTGACCGATGAAATCCAACTGGCCCTGGCAGCAGCGAAACCCATCTTGGATGGCGGCGACAAAATCGGTGCGCGCATGGCGTTCATCGACGCTTACCAAAGGTTCGTGGGCCAGGCCCGCGAGGATGCGAAACCGGTCAACTGGCACGTGTCCGTGGGCTTTGACGCCAACCGCCGTATCCAGGCTGTGACCAAGGCGATGGAACTGAAGCGAATCCCGCGCGAACACGGCCAGAAGTACCTGGCAGACCTTAGTGTCGAGCCTGTCACCGAAGACGGACGCGCTATCGCAGGTCTGCTCACTGGCAACGTCACCCGGCCAGAGCCGGCGATTCGCCAGAAGCTGGAGCTGGTGAAGAACTCGATGATGGAAATGCGGAAGGCCAGTGCTGAGCGGAAAACCGAAATGCGGATTGATGCGGCAAATGAGTTGGAGGATCGCAGGGCTCTGCTGACCAAGCAAGCCCAGGAACTGCAAGAGAAGAGGGCGGCGCAATGACCGACAAGATAAGCGTCAACTGCCAAGCCAAGCTCACCGAGGCCATCACATGCCTGACCACCATGTACCGGGACAAGAAGTTTGTGGTGGTCTCACTGCGCCCGGGCAAGGACCGCACCCTCGACCAGAACCGGCTGTGGTTCGGGATGTACAAGCGAATAGCCGAAATGACCCAGATTGGCGACGCGGTGGACGCCCGGCGCTACTGCAAGCTGCACTTTGGCGTGCAGATCTTGCTTAACGAAGACGCTGGGTTCCAGGCCGAGTGGTACCGGGTTATGCGTCATCTGCCCTACGAAACGAAGCTGGCCATGATGGGCGAGTGCCATTTGTTTGGCCCTGATGGCTTCCCAGTGACCAGCCTGTTTAACCGTGCCCAGGGCATCGCTTACACCGACCGCATTGCAGCCTACTTCACGGGCCAAGGTGTGGTTTTCACTGATCTACTCAGCAAGGAGGCTGCATGATCGCCAAGCAACCCAAACCGAAGAAATGCAAGAACCCAGCGTGCGGCATCAGCTTTCCGCCGCAGCGCCTCGGACAGGCCGTATGCAGCCCGAAGTGTGGCCTGGCAACCAAGGACGTAAATCAGGCGAAGGCGCGTAAGTCTCTGGCTCAAGTTGAGCGGCGCGAGATCAAAGTCCGCAAGGAGAAGCTGAAGAGCAGGGCGGATCACCTGCGCGAAGCCCAAACCGTAGTGAACGAGTACGTGCGTCTGCGTGACGCGCACCTGCCGTGCATCAGCTGTGACTCGACGCCGAATGACGGCGACCTCATGACCGGCAGCCGGTGGGACGCCGGGCACTACCGATCCGTCGGCGCCTGCCCGGAGCTGCGCTTCGAGCCGCTGAACATCCATCGCCAGTGTGTGAAGTGCAACCGCAAGCTTTCCGGCAATGCCGTGGAGTACCGCATTCGCCTGGTCCAGCGCATCGGCGCCGAGAAGGTGGCCTGGCTGGAGGGCCTGCACGCGCCGTGCAAGTACACCGTGGAAGAGATCAAGGCCATCAAGGCCGACTACCGGGCAAAGACCAAAGAACTGAAGAAGGGGCTCGCAGCATGAAACTGATCAACGCAAGGCAGGTATGGACTGAGGCTCAGCACGAATCGAACGCGTCGATCAGCGCTGTGGCCATCGACAAAGCGCAATCGGTGCCGATCAAGAAGGGGCAGCGCATGCGCCGCGCTGAGGCTGTGTTCGCTGCGCTGGGGGAAGACAAGGAGGAGCGCATTCAGGTTGTGCGCCAGAAGATCAACATCAGCGAAACCCGGCGCACACCTGCTGGCCGGTCAACCGCCCGTGCCGCTCACCTTGCCACCATCGGTAAGGTGTTGCGCGCCATCGACACACTGCCGTTCCAGGTGCAACAGTTTGGACACTATCTCTACCACCCGGCAATGAACATGCGGCACCTGCTGAATGCGGTACTGCTGATCACCGCCAAAGCGGCGCTGCCTGACCTGACTTCGGCCAAGCGAGTGAAGGCGCAGTACCTGGTTACCCTGGCCCTGCAATCGTACAAGGGGGAGGTCGCCGGATCGGCAGAGTGGGGGCCGGCGCGGGTAGCCGCTGAGATGCTGACATTCTTCGGCGTGACCATCGACCCGAAGAACTGGACGCGTGACTGGCTCGACCTGTGGAAATCCCTGAAAGAAGTTATCAGGGAAGTGGATATTCAGGCGCAGCAGCCACTATGGCAGGTGATTCACTCGGAAAAAGATCAAGAGGCGGCATAATAATATTGACATGACGGGGTTTTGCGCGTACTTTCCCCACAGTGCACAAGTAACGCGAAACGCACACTAATTACTCTAAAACCCGGCCACCGAGCCGGGTTTTGTGTGTGTAGTTTTTATCCTTTCGTGTGATCTGCCGAGTCATCGTATTCTTGGTCTACCGCGTTTAGATTTTGGTCAACCTTGCTCAGGCAGTAAGCGTTAATTGCATTGCAGATTTGGAGTAGTGGATGAGTTCCCAGTACACCTGGGTCGTTTTTTTCGTAGATGTAACGCCACTCCACAAAAACTCTGTCGTACTGACGCAAACCCTCTCCAATATCACCGAAATATCCTTCACCTCTCGCAAATTGACCAATTGACTCACGCGCGTCTTCTGGCAAATTTTCAAAAATTTTGCTCAGGTGGTGACCTTGTCCCCCTGGTGCGATTTTTAGAGTGTCGTCACGGCCAATCGATACCGCTACCCCGCCTGGTTGCTCTTCTTCTTCGTCGAGAATGTAGGTCATTGTTGCGTTGATTGATTTGAGAAATATTTCTGTCGCTAGGCAAATATTAATCATGCCTGGCACAAATAAGTTACTTTGGCCAGACTCGATTAAATGTCTTCCGGCCTCGCCGAATGCCAGCCCTTGATGGTAGATGGCGCCCATGCAGGGGTACGTAATCACTCGTTTGTATGTCGACTTCACTAGCGAATCCATTTGTTAGGTTGTTGAATTTTGATTATGCCTCAATCGTGTGGCACTTGGTTTTTCAGTTAACCAATCAAATCGAACCGCATGTTATGGCGTGCCTTTTTCCGGAGTAACTATGGATCCGACCGACCTCGGCCCAGGCACAGCTACCTGGCTGGGCGGTAGCGCCACCGTAGTACTGGGTGGGCTTCTTTGGCTGCGCAGGTTTCTCTCCAAGGACGCAACCGACCGGGCAATGGATAGCGCCGATATCGGCACGCTGAAGCGGCTGAACGAACTGCTGAACCAAGAGCGCGCCGCCCGCAAAGAGGCCGAGGCCCGCGCCGATCAATTTGCGAAAGAGCGGAATGACCTGGCCGCCGCCGTTGGGCGCATGGAAGGCAAGATCGAAGCGCTGACCAGCCAGGTCGCTCAACTCACTGACCGCGTGACGCAACAGAGCGACGAGATCACTCGCCTGCGCACCAAGCTGGGAGGAGTCGCCTGATGGACAGATGCGCATTGGAATTTATCGCCCGCCGCTGGTGGCGCCGGGCCGAAGTCTGGGCGATTGCCGTCGTGCTGGTTGGTGGTGGATCTGTTCTGGGTTACCAGGCCGCCTACTGGTCGCTCGCCGAGTACCAGAGCAATCAGGTCACTGACATTCGCAAGGCCTACGACACCGCAATGGGTGAGCGAGACAAGCGCCTGGAAGAGCTTACACGGCAGACCGGTACCGCCGCCGACAAGGCCACGAAGGCTGCAACTACTGCGGCCCAGGCTGCCGACAAAGCGGACGAAGCCCTCAACCGGGTATCGCAGTAATCCGCGCCACGTTTTCTAATGCGCCAAATCGTGGCGTAGTTCTTAAGCTAAGAGTTTGTCTTGAGAGATCCTTGAATATTGTGAAGCGCGTACGAAAGCTCGTGCTCTACCTCATGAAGTCCCTGGTTCCACTTTTCGCTACGTGGACTTGTATCGGTCCTCATTCGAAAGTTCGCGGACGTGCTCCTAACGGCTGGACCAAAGAAGAACTGCTCCAAGTCTGTTTTTGGAACTTTCCTGCGCGATAGTGTTTCGTGCTTGGCCGCGTCTTTGATCTCATCCTTCAGCTTGGTCAGCCGGATTTTTAAATGGTCGATGCTGTTTGACGACAGTCTTGACTTATCGGCGGCATCATCGATCAGGCTCCGGGCTTCGTCATGCCATCGCTGGAGCTCGGCAATAATGGCCAGAGCCTCGTTGTGGTCCAGTTCCATTTGTTCCTCCATCGTGCGCGCGCGGGCAGGTGTGCCGCAGGTGAGTGCGGCACGGGTGCCTAGCTATTTACGTCTTTTCAATTGCTGCCTGAATTTTATCTGCATAGCTCGACAACCTGTCCAGTTCAAATTCAAGGACGGTACTTGAGCTAGCAGTTATCTTTTTGGAGATTAAGTCGAGGGCTGATGCAACTGCAAAGTGACGCTTGCCCTTTGCGTCAGATTTGAAGTACCCAGGTACATTCAGGATTCCGTTAGGGCCAGTATCAGACATATTGCGTTCCTTCCGTTGAGTTGATCCTCACCAATACCGGCAACGCGCCACTATTTCAAGCTCAAGGTGATCCATGGATAGGCCATACCCTCCATCGTCACTGCTTGAGCTGTCTGACCTATCCGACTTCGGCATACGCCTGACCCCAGCTCCCGAAGTGTGGGAGTGGCTCCAGGCCGAGATCCTCGCCGAGAGCGGCACCATTCACAACGAAGACCATGCCCATCTACTGGATGCAGACATCCGAGTCATGTGGGCGTCGTCTTGCTTCGAGAAGCAGGGCCGCACCGTCCTGGGCCAGGCCGAACGGGTAGCGTTCCGCGCCGGTGGCTGGCAGAAAGCCCGGATGGAGCAACAGATGCGTGATTGGTTCGGCGATGTGCCGGCCTTCATCATCACTCTGGCTGCTGACTACTGCGCCCAGTGCAGCGACCTCGAGTTCTGCGCTCTGATCGAACACGAGCTGTATCACCTGGCTCACGCGACCGACAAGTACGGTCAACCAGCATTCACCCAAGACGGCGCACCAAAGATCAAGCTACAGGGTCACGACGTCGAGGAGTTCGTCGGAGTGGTGCGCCGCTACGGTGCAAGCTCTGATGTCCAGCTGCTGGTGGATGCAGCAAACAGTCCTGCTGAGGTGGGGAAATTGAACATTGCGAGGGCCTGCGGAACCTGTCTGCTCAAGTCGGCCTGATTCTGGACAGGCTCTGGACGGATGAGAATCTATGGCAGCCCTTCAAAACGACGTGAAGGCCTTTATCGTTCAGGCCCTGGCGTGCTTCGACACGCCCTCACAGGTTGTTGAAGCTGTCCAGAAAGAATACGGGGTCGTTGTAACTCGCCAACAGGTGGAAACACACGACCCGACGAAGACATCGGGTAAAGGTCTGGCAAAGCGCTGGGTGACGATGTTCGAAGACACCAGGAAGCGGTTCCGCGAAGAGACGGCTGAGATCCCGATCGCAAACCGTGCGTTCCGCCTTCGCGCCATGAATCGGTTCGTGGAGAAAGCCGAGACGATGAAGAACATCGGCTTGGCCTTGCAAATTCTCGAGCAGGCCGCGAAAGAAACCGGCGACATTTACGTCAACCGGGCCAGGAAGGAAGAGGTTGGCGACGAACCGGTGATCCCGACCCGAATCCAGGTCGACGTGGTGGATGCGAGGAAGCCGAATGCCGAGCCTTAATGTTCCGCAGGCTCAGTTCCTCACGCTGCCCCACAAGTTTCGTGCGTTCGTTGCCGGGTTCGGCTCTGGCAAGACCTGGGTGGGCTGCTCGGCACTGAGCAAGCACTTCATGGAGTGGCCCGGCGTCAACGCTGGCTACTTCGCGCCGACGTACCCGCAGATCCGGGACATCTTCTATCCGACCATGGATGAGGTGGCCTACGACTGGGGGCTAAAGACCAAGATCAACCAGGCGAACCACGAGGTTCACATCTACAGCGGCCGGCAGTCCCGCGGCACTGTGATCTGTCGGTCGATGGAGAAGCCGCAGACAATCGTCGGCTTCAAGATCGGCCACGCCCTGGTGGATGAGCTGGACGTGCTCACCGCAGTCAAGGCGCAGCAGGCCTGGCGCAAGATCATCGCCCGGATGCGTTACAACTTGCCTGGGCTGAAGAATGGTGTGGACGTCACCACAACGCCGGAAGGCTTCAAATTCGTCTTCCTGCAGTTCGTGAAGCAGCTGCGCGACAAGCCGTCTCTGAAGGAGATGTACGGTTTAGTCCAGGCCAGCACGTTCGACAACGAGCTGAACCTGCCGGATGACTACATCGCCTCCCTGATGGAGTCGTATCCGCCCCAGCTGATCATGGCGTACCTCAAAGGCCAGTTCGTCAACCTGACGTCCGGCACGATCTACACCGCCTACGACCGCAAGCTCAACGGATGCTTCGACACCGTGCAGCCCGGCGAGCCGCTGTTCATCGGGATGGACTTCAACGTCGGCAAGATGGCGGCGATCACCCACGTCAAGCGCGACCAGGGGTTGCCCAGGGCCGTGGATGAGCTGATCGACGGTTACGACACGCCCGACATGATCCGCCGGATCAAAGAGCGCTACTGGCAGCACGACGGCAACGACTTCAAGAAGACCTGCGAGATCCGGATCTACCCGGATGCCTCGGGCGATTCGCGCAAGTCCGTGAACGCCAGTATCACCGACCTGGCCATGCTCAAGCAGGCGGGGTTCGCGGTCATCGCACCAGCGGCAAACCCGCCGGTTAAGGACCGCATCAACGCAATGAACGCCGTCTTCTGCAATGCGCAGGGCGAGCGCCGCTACCTGGTTAACCCGTTCACCTGCCCAACCTACGCCGATGGCTTGGAGCAGCAGGTGTGGGGTGCGAACGGGGAGCCAGATAAAACCGCCGGCATCGATCACGCGAACGACGCCGCCGGCTACTTCATCCACCGCGAGTACCCGATCATCAAACCGGTCACCGCAATGAAAATGGGGGTCGCTCGATGACGGACGTCACTTTCACCCGTACAGAGTACACGGCGGCGAAATACCGCTGGCGCTTGGTGCGCGACGTCTGCAAGGGCTCGGAAACGGTAAAGGCCGCTGGTGATTACTACCTGCCCAGGCCGAATTCCTCGGACAAGTCCCAGGACAACAAGGATCGGTACGACGCATACAAGAAGCGTGCTGTGTTCTACAACGCCACCGGCCGCACGAAGCACAGTCTGGTAGGTGCAGTTTTCCGCACCTGGCCAACGTTGACTGTACCCGGTGCGCTCGACTACGTGACAAAGGACATAGACGGGCAGGGTGTCAGCGTCTACCAGCAATCGCAGTCGGTTATCGGGCATTTGCTCGAAGTCGGCCGTCACGGCCTGCTCGTGGATTACGCTGCTGTCGAGGCGGGTACCGTGAGTAAGGCAGACGAGCAAGCCGGGCGTGCTCGTGCAAACGTCGCCAGCTACCCGGCTGAATCAATCATCAACTGGAAGACTCGCCAGGTTGGCGGTCAGCACCTGTTGAGCCTGGTTGTGCTGCGCGAAAAGATCGACGTCGATACTGACGACGGGTTCGGCAGTGAGCGGGTTGTGCAATATCGCGTACTGCGCCTGGATGTGTCCGGCGTGTACACCCAGGAAGTATGGGAAGAGGGCTCCAGCAAGACGGAAATGACGGTGGCGCCTTTCGCCCCGCTGAACGGCTCAGGTCAGCCGTGGCGAATCATCCCGTTCCAGTTCCTGGGCAGCGAGAACAACGACACCAGCATCGACGATTCGCCGCTGTACGACATGGCCGAAGTGAACATCGGGCATTACCGCAACAGCGCGGATTATGAAGAGGCGGCTTACTTGGTGGGCCAGCCCCAACCATGGATGTCTGGCCTTGATGAGCAATGGCGCGACCACCTCGAAAAGGCCGGGATCTTCCTGGGCTCCAGGGCGCCTTGGCTGCTCCCTGTGAATGGCGCATGTGGCGTATGGCAGGCGCAGCCCAACACCGTCGCCAAAGAGGCCATGGACGCCAAGAAAGAGGACATGGTGTCCCTCGGCGCCCGACTGATCGAGCGTGGCAGTGCGGTGAAGACTGCAACCCAGGCCGATAACGACAGCGCCGCCGAGCACAGCGTTCTCTCCCTGGTGGTGAGCAACGTCAGCGAAGCGTACAGCCAGTGCCTGGCCTGGATGGCCGAGTTCGTGAACGCCACCGGCGAGGTGGTCTACAAGCTCAACCAAGACTTCAGCCAGATCACTCTGGACGCAACGATCCTTGCGGCGCTGTTCAACGCAGTGCAGGGCGGCAAGCTACCGGAAGGCGACTTCTGGCAGTACCTGCGTGATCGCGGCGTGATCAACCCAGAGAAAACGGACGATGAAATCCGGGATGAGCTGGAGGCACAAAGCACTGGGCCTGGCCTGGATGACGACGAGGTAATTCCGAATGGCGGCAAACCAAGCAATCCTTGACGCCACCATTCGGCATGCCGTGTTCCTGGAGCAGCTGAAATCAGGGGAGGTTGCGAAGTTCGCCCCCTTCCTCAAGGAGATCGACCGCTCGATTCGTGAGCGGCTGACGCGGGCGGACCTGACGGACTACACCGTCGCCCGCCTGGAGCGGCTGCTGAGCGAGGTCGACAGCCTGCTGCTGGGCATCTTCGATCGGTACAGCGAGAAGCTGAACCTCGACCTGGTGGACATCGCCAACTACGAGGCCGAGTTTGAAGCAACCAGCCTGACCCGGGCTGCACCGGTGGGCGTCACCTTCGACGCGGCGGTGCCAGGTGCTGCTGCAATCAGGGCGGCAATCCTCACCAATCCGCTCAGTGTGCGCGGCGCTGACGGCGGGAAGCTGCTCAAGTCGTTCATTGATGGCTTCACCGCTACCGAGCGGCAACGCCTCACAGGCGCGATCAGGCAGGGCTTCTTCGAAGGCCAGACCAACTTCCAGATCATCAAGAATATCCGGGGCACCAAGGCACTCCAGTACAACGACGGCATCCTGGCCACGACGAACCGCAATGCCGGCGCCATTGTGCGGACGGCAGTGCAGCATGTCGCTACCCAGGCCCGAATGGAGACGCTGAAGGAGAACGCCGATGTCGTGCAGTCGGTGGAGTGGGTCAGCACTCTGGATTCAAAGACCACCAGCCAATGCCGGACGCTGGATAAGCAACGATTCAAGCTGACTGAAGGGCCCAGGCCGCCGATCCACATCAACTGCCGGTCGACAGTGGTGGCGGTGACGCGCTTCAGCGCCTTGTTCGCCAAGGACGCCACGCGGGCATCCATCGGCGACGGCGGTGCCCAGCAGGTAAGGGCAGACCTCAGCTATTACGACTGGCTCAAGCAGCAACCAGCAGCGTTTCAGGACAAGGCCATCGGCCCGGTCCGCGCCAAGCTATTCCGCGAAGGCGGCCTGAGTATCGAGCGATTTTCCGAGCTGCAGCTTGATCGCAACTTTTCACCTCTGACCCTCGTACAGATGAAGGCTCTTGAGCCTCTGGCGTTCGAGCGGGCAGGTATTAGGTAGGTGGGGTTGATTGTTGGCTGGTTTGCGAGTTATCAAGGGCGTTCCAATTCAAGGGATCTGTCTAATGCAAACTGAAAAGCCTCAAGTCACCGCAGAGCAGCTCAAGAACACCCTGCGGGCATATTGCTTCATCGAGGACCGCTGGTTCTCCGATGAGGAATCATTGCCTCTGCGCGCAGAAGTGGGGAGGGCTTGGTCTGGACTTTTTACAGATTCAATTAAAGCGGTGCTCGGCGTTAAGGCCCGCGCGTCTCATTGCGGACAATTATTGAGCGTTTACCCACTACCTTTTGCAGCGGGCATCACCAATTACCCGGCTATTTCACAGGAACTGGCAGCTAAATATGGCTACGTCGTGGTTTATGGCGGGGACGGCGCCGCAGGGCTTCAGCTTTATTTCGTCGAGCGAAGTGCATTGTCTCTGAATGAGGCTTTGTCGAAATTCGACCGGATCTCAAACCTAAAAAACTAATACCAAAATTAAATCCAGAACCCCGCACTAGCGGGGTTTTTTTTGCCCGCAGGCAGGGCCTGCACCTACGTCTCTGGGAGACAACCAATGCTGAAATTCCAACTGGATACCCTGGAAGGGGTAGATGAAGCCGTGCGCGCTCTTTACACCGAGAAGGACGGCAAGTTCGTACTCGGCATTGAAGGTCTGCCGCAGCAAGAAGATGTATCCGGCTTGAAGGCCAAGGTTGATGAGCTGCTGGGCGAGAAGAAAGCCGCTGAGAAGGCTCGCAAAGACGCCGAAGAACAGGCCCGACTGGAGCGTGAAGAAGCCGCTCGCAAGTCCGGCAACGTTGAAGAGCTCGAAAAGTCCTGGTCCGAAAAGTACAACCGCCGCGAAGCAGAGCTGAACGGCATGCTGGAACAGGAGCGTGGAACGCTGAGCACTCAGATCCGGGATCTGACTGTCGGCCGTACCGCTACTGACATCGCGTCTGCCCTGGCAATCCCAGGCAGCGCCAAAGCCCTGTTGCCGCACATCGAGCGCCGTCTGAGCGTCGAGCAGCGCGACGGGAAGCCTGTTGTGGTCGTCCTCGACCAGCAGGGCAAGCTCTCCGCAGCAACGCTGGATGAGCTGAAAGCAGAATTCGCAAACGACACGGCCTTCGCGCCGTTGATCGCGGGTAGCAAGGCATCTGGCGGCGGGGCTGCTGGTGCTGGAGGTGGCGGCGGGGCCGCAAAAGGAAAAATCGGCGGCACCAAAGAGGAACGTACGGCCGCAATCGCGAGCCGGTTCCCGGATCTCCCACAATCGTAAGGAAATAACTCATGTCCCTGTCGCAAATGCAGGTTTTCAACGAATACATCATGCCGGCGACTCTCGAGACGCTGGATCAGTATCTCGCCGCTTTCAACGCCGCCAGCCGTGGTGCAATCGTGCTGTCCCCGGACGGCTTCACTGGTGACTTCCTCCAAGAGTCGTTCTTCCAGACTCTGGCCGCTGCCCAGCGCCGTGTGGATCGCTACAGCGCGAACGCTACTGTCGCTGCAACCGACCTGACTGAACTGAAGAACACTTCGGTGAAGGTAGCCGGCGGCTTCGGTCCGATCCGCTACGAGCCGTCGCAAATGACCTGGCTGGAGCGCCCAACCGCGCAAGGCATCGAAGTCGCCAGCCGCGCGTTCGCTGAAATCCTGCTGAAGGACCAGTTGAACACCGCGATCGCCGCCCTGGTTGCTGCTATCACCGCCCAGGCTGCTGCCGTCAACGATGTGTCGGCTACCGCTGGCATCACCTACGCCGGCCTGAACAACGCCCACGCGAAGTTCGGCGACGCAAGCCAGAACCTGGTAACCCAGGTGATGCAGGGCACCAGCTACCACAAGTTGGTCGGCCAGAACCTGGCGAACCAGCAGCAGCTGTTCCAGGCGGGCAACGTCCGCGTCGTGGACATCCTCGGCAAGATCTCCGTTGTGACGGATGCCCCGGCGCTGATGCAGGCCGGCACTCCGAACAAGGAAATCATCCTGTCCCTAGTGCAAGGCGCTGCGCTGGTCCATGACGGCCGCGACATCATCAGCAACGTCCAGACCACCAACGGCAAGGAGCGTATCGAAACCACGCTCCAGACCGACTACACCTTCGGCCTCGGCCTGAAGGGCTACACCTGGGACACCACCACCGGCGGCAAGTCGCCAACCGACGCCGAACTGGCGACCGGTACCAACTGGGACAAGACCGCCACCAGCATCAAGCACACCGCAGGTGTGGCTCTGATCGGTGACGCCTCCAAGTAACCCTGACAGCTGAGTCGGGCCCAGCGCCCGGCTTGGCGAGGAAACGATCATGAGCAACAAGAACATCTGGTATCTGCCTGGTCCATTCCACCAGTACCAGGAAGACGTGAAGGCGCTGGCCAAGGCGAATGGCCTGCGCATCGTCGACGCAAGTGTCACCGAAAGCCGCGAAAATGCTGCCGACGATGTGCCTAACGTGACGGTCAAGGAAGTGCCGAAGGTGCTGCTGATCGATGGTGGCAACTCCAGCATCAACATCGAAGCCTTCCGTGCCGAGCTCGAATCTGTCGGCCTGATCGTCGAGTCATTCGCTGATCAAGCGCTGGTGCGCCCCGAAGGCGATCTTGGCCCGATCGCTGATCGCCTGTTTCAGGTGTTCGAAGCGGTAAACGCCGGCGTGGAAAGCCTCATCCGCGAGCGTGACGGCGAAGTCGAAAAGGTGAAAGCTCTGCAACTGCAGGTAGATGAGCTTCTCCAGCTGGTCGACAAAGCCGGTCAAGTGAATGCCGAAGCGAAGGAAATCGCAGGCCTCAAGGCCGCGCTGGATGACGCGAAGGTGCCATACCGGGCCAACGCCTCGAAAGAATCCTTGGAAAAGCTCGTCGCTGATCTGCCCAAAGCATGATAATGCTGGCTGCCGGTGACCCGGCGGCCTATCTCAAACCATTCCAGCGAGTTGACGCATGACACTCATCATCGAGGACGGCACCGGCAAGCCTGACGCCGAAAGCTACGCGAGTGCCGAGGACTTGGCCCTGTATGCCGTGAAATTCGGTACGGTCATTCCCGCTGGCGTTCCTGAGCAGGAAGCTTTGCTGCGCCGGGCTGCCTTGGCGATGGATGGCAAGACCTGGAAAGGCCGCAAGATGAGCAGCGAGCAGGCATTGGCCTGGCCGCGCCGGGGTGTTGAGCTGGACTGCCAGATCAAGCCAGACAACTACCTGCCGGCGCGGATCCAGTACGGGCAGATGGCCCTGGCCGCCGAGATTCATCAGGACGACATCGACCCGGTGGAGAAGCGCAAGGGTGCAGTAACACTGGAGCGCGTCGAAGGCGCGGTAACTCGCGAGTACGCGACGATCTCCAACACCAGTGGTCGGCTGTTGCCGGCGGCTCCGGACCGGCCGAGTGCTACGCAGTTTGCCGACTACCTACAAAAGCGAGGGTTGTTTGCCGTTCGTGCATGATGGTAGTGTCGGATTCTCATCGGATGAGGAGGTAGCCATGGTGCTCAACTCGCAACAAAAGCATGAATTTTGGACTAAAGCTTTTCTAGCTGCGCTGACTGGATTTTCCGCACGTGACGGCAATACAAACGTTGTGGTGGCTGAGAGAGCTGAAGGCATAGCTGATGAGGCGCTAAAAATTTATATCAAAGAGGTATCCCGTCTTTGAAAAAAAGCCCGGCCATAGAGCCGGGCTTTTCACATCTGGAGCCACCATGGCCTTTTACGACGAAATGGCCGTGATGGCTCTGGAGATGATCACAGAGTTCGGCCAGCCCGTGACCATCAGCAAGACGGAGCCGGGCGAGTACGACCCGGAGACGGGTGGGGAAGCACCAGGTGCCACTGTTGAGCAAACAGCCCAGGGCATCCTGCTCGACTTCACCGGCCAAGAGTTCCAAAACAACAGCCTCATCCGGCAGGGCGACAAGAAGCTCAAGATCGCTGCGCAGGGATTGGCCTGGGTGCCTGGTCTGCTCGACAAAGTGGTTGCCCAGGGTCGTACCTGGTCAATCGTGCCGCCGCTGAAAGAGGTCAACCCTGCCGGTACGCCGATCCTCTATGAGTTGCAGGTGCGGTCGTGAGCCGGGCAGGCGCCGGACAGTCCGGTAGTTTTGCGCTCAGCCTGGCCGAGTTCGCCGCTCAGACAGGTGAAGCCATTGACGCCAGTGTTCGCGAGATCATCATCGAGGTCGGCAGCAGCCTGATCAGGATGTCTCCCGTGGGCAACCCGGAGATCTGGGCCGCAAACGTCGCTCACCGTGAGGCGAACACCAGGGCGGCCGACGACTATGACTTCAAGGTCGCGGTCCGCAATACG